GTCAATCAGCAAGTTCAGTCGCATATTAGCAATACTTCTTAACATCAACTTGCCAAAATCGTCATATAGCACGTACATGCGACCTGTGTTTTGAAGCGTTAAATCTAGTGCGTTTTGGATCATGTCAAATAGAGACGTATTATCTTCTACACGCGACGGTATTCGATAACCTGTATTTTCTAACGCGCCTGTATTCAAGTCGAAATCTTTAGCGATAAGACTAACGAATTGATTAGCTGTCTTATTTGTATAGACGTATGTGTCTTTGTTTTTTAAGTAACGTAACTGATCATAAGCTGTCACTTTGATAATTTGTTCTTTATCACGCTTTTTAATAAATACAAAACCAAAAAAGACGTTGACATTATCAACTTTTAACATGACTTGATTGCCCTCACTAAAAGCTATGTTATTATCTTTGACAACGTTGAATGTTAATGTACCAGGTGAACCGAATCTTTGTGTGGTGAGTGTTATTTCACCCTCAACTACAGGCTCGTATACTTTATTTCCGTTTTGAATATAAAGATTAATCATGCCATCACCTCTAAACCGGTATCGTCAGTTTTTGACCAGGATAGATTAAGTTAGGATTTTTAACCTTATCCTTGTTTGCTTTATGAATCTTAGGATACTGACTACCGTTTCCGTAATATTTCTTAGCAATCGCCCACAACGTATCGCCACGCTTAACTGTGTGTGTCTTAGGCGACTTTTTAGGTTTAGGTGATGTTTTTGTACTGCGCTTCTTTTTAACACTGGCTTTAGGCTTGTTATCAACAAATTTTATATTTGCTGTTTTTGTGCCGTAATCGCGATATTGTTTGAGTTTAATCTGTACGACGAGATCAAGTCCGTTGGACGCATCTTCTTTGATTGTGTAATCTTCAAGCGATACTTTCATATTAGTGTCAAACAACATGTCTCCGTTCGGAAAAGCGCGCGTTACGATGAATTGAAATGGATCGTCACTTGTTTTTAACTTTTCGAACACATCTAAAAAGTAAGGCGCCGGTTGAAATCCACTTTTGTATTGTGCAAACGGGTATCTAACTTGTGGAAGTAACACATCGAAACTCACGTCACTTAATCCCGCTTGTTTTAAGATGTTGATTTCACCATCGTTAATCAGTGTGTACGTTTGGTTTTTGCTGTTAATCTTAATGTCCATAGAAGAAGGCGCAATCGGTAATAGCACCTTATCAAAATAAAATAAATACGCCATTAATCATGCACCCCTTCCGCTGCAATGTGCATCGCTTCATCGACACCTTCGCTTAGATAATCAATCACACCGTCTAAGTCCATGTCCGAACTGATGTTATTGTTGTTCGTCTGTTCGACTTTTATTTCCGCTGTTGTAAAGCGATTGACAACTTCACGTTCAGCGATGTCTCGCATGTATTTCAAGTCCTCTGACGATATATCGATCGTGTCACGCATTTCGCCAGTGTTTTCAGCTGTTTCTGCTACGCCCTTAGGTACGCTTGACGTACCGTAATCATCTTCCATGCCGAGGTTACTCATATCCATAGAATTAGCGAAATCTTGCGGGTCTGGAACGTCAACATCTGGCATTAAATCGGCAAAACTAAAGTCTTTAACAGCATTTTCAAAGTTTTCGCCTACCGAGTAACCGGCATCCCACGCATCACCGACGCTTTTCATTTCTAATTTAGGCGCTTCCCAGTAGTCATCCGGCGGTTCTCCTACCCAGTCATATAGACCATCTTTCATACCTTGCAAGCTACTCGTGATTGAGCTCATCTTATCGATTCCACCGACTTTTCCTATATCGATTCCTGGAATTTTGTTGATTGCATCGATGATCCAGTTGATACCCTCCACAGCTTTATTCGCACCGGATATAAAAGCGTTAGCAATTGCTGTTGCTGATTCGTCAAAACCTGACGCAATTGCAATAGCCATGTCCAAAACATTTGAAGCCAATCCAGCAAACAAACGTTTAACCGAGTAAATAGGATTTTTCCATACGTTTACAAGGTATTCGGCGACTGTCCAAAAATGATTAGCCATTGCGACGAGCATGTTGTAGATATTTGCGCCTAAAACCGCGAATGTGCCAGCTATGATACCTGTCGCACTTATAGACGTCCCTGCAAATTTATTTAATGCGGCAACACCTAAATAAAGTGCGCCAATCACCGCTGCGATCATGATAATAATCCAAGTATAAGGTGACGCTAGAAGTGCTGCGTTTAAACCGTGTTGTGCTGTTGTTGCTGTGAAAGTAGCACCGGATTGCAACATTGTTGCAGCAGCTAAAACGCTAGCTTTTAACGCTGCGATACCTTGCAAGAAGTTTGTTACAGCTTGGACTGTGTTGTAAGCAACGAGCGCCGCTGTGTATAAACCAAAAGCTACAGCAATGCCGACGATGACCGGCTCAATGTACGACCAATTATCTGTTACAAACTGATTAATCGATGCCATGATATCCAGTAACCCAAGCGCTGCGTTAGCGACTAGAACAAGTGCACCAACCATATTTTGCGCCATCGTCTGAAATTGCTCACTGTTTGCCATATCACTTAATCTAGCCAATATCGGCTCAAATGCGATTAACGCATTGTTTTTAAAACTCGTCCACACTTGATTAAACGTCATAGGCATTTGTTCAAACTGTTTATTTATGTCGTCAGTAGCGCTTAACATAGCGCTTTTGACAATGTCGGCAGTTATTTCACCCTCGGATGCCATATTTCTTATTTGTCCGATTGGCACGTCCATATAATCGGCGATTGCTTGAATGACGTTAGGAGCCGATTCAAACACTGCGTTTAGTTCTTCGCCACGTAAGACTCCAGAACCTAAAGCTTGTGTTAATTGCAAGCTCGCACTGTTCATTTCTTCTTGAGATGCACCCGCAACAACGAACATCTTGTTAAGATTTTCGGCAAATGCGATAGTTTCTTGATTACTAGAAAACGCATCTCCTGCACGTTGACCTAATTTAGCGACAACATCCGCCGTAGCTAAATAAGACCCTCTTGATCGCTCGGCTGACGCGAAAATCATGTCTTGCAATTCTTCTGTTGATTGCAATCCGTCATTCATCATGTTGAGTCGCGCTTGTGTCTGAACTAAATCATCCGACAAACTCAACGTCTGTCCAAAGCCCATGAGTGACGCATAAGCGCCCAATGCACCAACAATACGTTTAGTTAACCGTCCGGCAGAATTAGTACCTTGTTCAATTTCTCGGTTGAATCTATCTTGCTGTCGTTCATTCTGCTGAATCGTTTGATTCATTTCTTCAAACTCAGCATTAGCCATATTCAAATCTTGTCTGACGGATGCTAAAGTGTTCGCATCAAACGCGCCGGCCATTGAACTGTCTACGTCTTCAAACGCGCTAACAGTCTTGTTTAACGCGTCATTGATATGCATTAAAGGTGATGTCATTCTATCTACAAGCTCTAATTGTGTTTGTATTGATGCCAATGAGTATCACCTACCTTTCCGTTTTGACTTGCGTTCCATTTCTTGTTTCTGCTTTTTATCGCGATCGATTTTCATCTGAACGGCCGCAATAACAAAAGCGCGTTCATTTTCTTCTAAGTTCATGTATTGACTAGGTAAAATCTTGAGCTGGTGAAGGCAATAGTATGCGATGTTAGCATCTCCATCGCCTTCATCGATTAGTTTTTTGCTTCTTCCACTTTGTCATCGATTGTGTCGTCAAATCCGTTTAATTTCGTCACGAATTGAACAAAATCAGTGTACTCGCCCGGGTTGTCAATCATTTCTTTGACAAGTTCTTCCGGTGTTTTCACTTCGTATGAATCTTGTAGTTCAGCATCGTATAAATTAGGTTCAACGGTTGATGCGACTAGCAACTTCGCTTGGTATAGACTCGCGTTGAATTTGTTACGGTAAACACCTTTTTTAGCCGAAACAGGTACTTCAATCACGCAAGAATCACGAATGTCGTCGTTTTGCTTAGTTGTGATTGGTTTGATTGTCCATTCTAATGGATTACCTTTTTCATCGACCAAAGCTGTTGTTGGTGCGTATTTGACTGTCTCACGTTGCTTTTTGTTTTCTTTTAAAAATCTAGATAAATTTGACATAATATCTCTCCTCATAAAATGTAATAAAAATAACCCACGCCTTATATAAAAAGCGTGGGAATGGATTAAAGCATGCCAGGAAGAACCACAAATGATTCTGGCATCTTGAAATCTTCAAACGTCCCTTCGATTTCCTCGTCTAACGTTTCGCCGTCAGCGTCAAACTTAGCGAGTACACCACCATCAGTATTACAATCACAAAAAACGATTGTTTGACGACCTGCGTCAGAAGATGGGTCTTCGTTAGTTACTTGGATTTCGAAATATGGGTCAACGCCAGTGTCTTTGTAATCTAACATGGCTTGTCTAAAGATTGAACTATTATAGTGTGCTGTCGCTGTAAAAGTACCGGATAAACCAACTGTCTTGTTACCTTGCATAACACGACCTAAAATAGCGACTTCTGTTTTGTTTTTATCAATACGACCTTCAAAGTCAATCAGTTGCATAAAGTTATAACGATTGCCGTTAATTGTTACGTATGCTTCTGCTAACTTCGCTGAAATCGTGTCTTTAGCTTTCATTTTTGCATTGTTAAGCATTTATCAT